GAGCGGAAGGCATGAACGACGACGGCATGGGCATCCTCCACGTGGTGTCCGACGAGGAGTGGCATATCGAGGACGGCGAGACACCGGCCTTGCTGCTCGCGTCGCAGCTGTTCATGTCCCCCATCGCGGGCCGGGCGCCGATGCCTCGCGGCATGTACCCGATCTGGGTGGAGGACGACGGGAACCTCGGCATCGGTACCCAGATGCGGGTCGTCACGTTCGAGGTCACCGCGAACCGTCTCACCGGGCAGGTCACGGTGCGCCCTGAGCGGCCGGAGGATGCGATCTCCGGCCCCGGGGGCGGCGTCCGCTGGTTCCTGGGCGCAGCCGCCCTCACGACCGCTCTCGTCGGCGCATGGATGGTGCTCGCATGACCGACCCCACCGACGCGCAGGCCGAGTTCGAGGCAGCACCCGACACCACCGCACTCGATCGGGCACGCAAGGCCATGCTGAAGCTCCGCACCTACGGGCCGACCATGAGTCAGCATCTGCCCGCGCTCACCGCACTCGCGGCAACGGAAGCGCAGATCGCACAAGCCGAAGCCCTGCAGATCATCGCCCACGAACTCATCACCATCAACGACAGGCAGGACACGAAGTGACCCACACCACCTTCGGGAGGCTCAACGCCACCCACCACGGCAAAACCGCACGCATCCTGCAGACCATCGCCGGCCGCACCATCACCGCCGAAGGGATCATCGAGGACATCGGCCACTACCTGCCCCAAGGCGTCACGTCCGTCCGGTTCATCGGTGAGAACCAGGGCATCTTCCGGCCGCATGACTACGCGATCGAGATCACCGACCACGGCGACGCACCCGACGACGCCATCCTCGACCTGGCCGGGGCGATCGACGCGGCCAGCCTCGCGGTCCCCGGCATGCGCCCCGACAAGCTCCGCGGCATCGTCGAGTCCGCCAGCATGGAGATCATCAGCGTCCTCGCGAACCAGGTCGCCGAGATGTGTGCCGACATCGAGGGCATCAACGCCGAGGAAGACAACTACGAAGCCGGGCAGGCCGCAGCACTGGCCGAGGTCGCCGCATGGCTGCGCGAGATCCGACCCGCGTCATGACCCGCCCCAGACTCCTCGACCTCTTCAGCTGCGCAGGCGGCGCCGGCGTCGGCTACCACCGGGCAGGATTCGACGTGGTCGGGGTAGACATCGACCCGCAGCGCCGATACCCGTTCGAGTTCCACCAGGCCGACGCACTGAAGTACCTGTTGGAACACCACACCGAGTTCGATGCGTTCCACGCATCCCCGCCCTGTCAGGCGTGGACGCTGGCGCAGCGCATCCAAGGCAACACCCACCCCGAGTACGTCGATGCCACCCGTGCAGCGTTCGAGTTGATCGGGAAGCCTTGGGTGATCGAGAACGTGGTGGGCGCACCGCTGCGTGATCCGATCGTGTTGTGCGGGGGCATGTTCCCGGGGCCTGTCCGTCTACCGACACCGGCTCTTCGAGAGCAGCATGCTGCTCGTCGCCCCCGAGCACGCACCGCACCTGGCACCCACCGCGAAGATGGGACGCCAGGTGCAGGACGGCCAGTTCATGCACGTGGTGGGCAACTTCGCCGGCGTGGAGCGCGCACGGGAAGCGATGGGCATCGATTGGATGACCCGCGATGAGTTGCGCGAAGCGATCCCACCGGCGTACACCGAGCACGTCGGCCGTCAGCTCATCACGCAACTGGGGTAGCCAATCCTGGACAGAACACCGGCACACATGTAGTGTGAACATCACCGCGGGGGTCCGATCCTCTTACCCGGCTGATCGGCACCCCGCAGCACCGCACCACCACCTCCACGCAGAACAGGAACACCATGAAAAACCCCATCCCCACCGCACGCGGCGCCCTCCGAACCGAGTACATCCGCCTCTACCACCAGTACCGCAAAGCCGGCATGCGCAACAAGTCATCCGCCCACGCATTCAAGGACATGTGGGATTTCTACAACGGCAACACCGGTCCGGCTCCCGAGCTGGACGCACTCATTGAGGCATACGCCGAGGTACCCGCCGGCACCGACCAGGAAGACGCCCTCCGCGCCATGCTCGCCGTCCGCCCCACCCGCGTGGTCCGCGACGACCTGCCCGAAGACCCGACCGCAACCATGACGGCCGACGTACGTGAAGCGTCCGCACGTCTCACCGTCCCGGAATCGTTCCTCGACCTTCCCCAGCACGACCCCGACGACGTGCTCCTCGCCCACGTGCAGACGATGGTCGACCTCGACATGACGACCATGGAGCAGCTGACCATCGACGGCGCCCGCCAGCTCCTCGACGACTACGCCAACGCCCGCGACATCCTCATCGAACGCGCACGCCAGGTGGACCACGCCCGCCGGCAGCTCAGCAACATCATCCGTGCGCTCAATGTCGGAGACGCATCATGAGCGCGACCACCGCACGCGCAACTCAGATCCTCCTCGACCGGGGCCTCACCGACATCGACACCGTCCACGTCGAACACATCATCACCCTCGACCCGACCCGGCCCGCACGCGAAGGCACACCCGCCGTGCAGGTGCACCACAGCATCGCGTACACGACCTCAACTGGCTACGGCCGCACCATCATGGTCGACCGGGCCGTCTGGGACGGCACCGAATGACCACCCACAGCACCACCGGAAGGAACGCCATGCCCCTCAGCAACGAAGACATCTACCGCACCTTCGACGAAGCACGAAGTGCAGCCAACGTCACGCCTGCGCAGGGCGGTGCGCTCAAAGCCGACCGGGTCGGCATCGACGCAGTCGTGGACCTGGTCCTCAAGTACCAGCGAAACGCCCTCAACATCGACGGCAAGACCCCGGACGAGGCATACGCCAAACTCGTCGAGACCGCACGCGCAACCGCCGGCAGCGCACGCCACACCACCGACCCGCACACCTACGCCCTGAACCACCTCGTCAAGCGGGCACAAGAGATCGGATACGCAGACGGCATCGCAGCCGGACAGCCCAAGCAACTCCCCACCACACCGGGATCCGTCATCCTCTGGACCAACGACTTCGACGACAGCCGCAACCACCTGGTATTAGACAGCCGCGGCGCATGGGGTAACGCCGCATACACGCCGGCAAAGAGCAACATCACCGACTGGATCCTCATCCACGACGCCGGCCAGGAGCAGAACACATGAGCATCGGCACCCTCACCCAAGACATCCTCGACGCACGCCGCAACCTGCCCAGGTTCATCACCAACACCAACGCCGCACGAGACCTCGCGGATCACCTCACCACCCGGGGATGGCGACAGCAGACCACCATCACCACCCCCGAAGAGATCAAGGCCCTCCCCGAGCGCGCAGTCATCCGCACCGCCAAAGACGAGATCCTCGAACTCACCAACATCGACGCACGGGGAAACCCGTGGTGGTACGGCACGAACGGTGACTGGACCACCGGAGCGGACGACTACACCCCCGAGACCATCAGCTTGCCGGCCCGGGTGCTGTACATCCCCGAGGAGCAGTGATGGGAACACCCATCCGGGACGCCCTCGCCAACGTCTACCGTGCATCCCGCACCTACCGGCAAGCAGCCGACGAACGCGACACGGCCGTATGCGACGCACTCCTAGCCGGCGCAACCCTCCGCAGCATCGCCCGCGAGTCCAACATGTCAGTGCACTGGGTACAGGACACCGCCAAGCGCGGAGGCATAATCCCAGTTGGGCCACGCACCGCGCCCACATGGGTCCAGCGCACGACCCCCATGCGATGATCGTTGCGTCACCGGAGCGGACTCCGGCCGGGTAGAAACCCACGACACCCAACAACCGAAGCAGGACCCCCATGAGCGGACACGACCCCGACGCCAGCGACAGCTACAACGCAGACCAAGCACGCAGGCCGCGCCCGGTTACGGATGAAACACGTCAGGACGTGAAGCGTTTGCATGAGGCTGGGTTGGGGCGGAATGCGATTGCTCGGGAGTTGGGGATCAGTGGGTCGGCGGTGACGGGGATCTGCCAGAAGATGGATCCGCCGCTCAGCTTCGATCGTGCGGAGTCGGCGTTGGCGACGCAGGCGCGGCAACTCGACATGGCGAAGGCCCGCAGCGAGATCAGCTCGATGCTCCTCGTCCGGGCGAAGCAGCAGTTGGAAGCGATGGATGCCCCGTACCTGCTGGGTTCGTTCGGGGGTAAGGACAACATCTGGAACGAGACCCTGCTGGATACGCCCCCGGTTGAGGTGCAGCGGAACCAGATGACGATCGCGGCGATTGCGGTGCAGCGTCATGCGGATCTGGTGAAGATCGATTCGGGTCGTGATGTGGAGGCGGCGTCGTCTGTGTTGGAGCAGCTCGCGTCGGGGTTGACGGCGGCCGCGCTCGCGTTGAAGGCGGGTGGCGGGAACGATCCGACGATCCCGGGGACAGACCCCGAACTGAAAGACCTGAACCCGGAAGGAACAGACGAGACATGACCTTCTACACCCGGCATCTCGCAGAGTGCGACTGGGACGCCGGCAACGGATGCGCCAACGACAACTTCAGCACGTTCCACCGGCCGACCCAGCGAGAGCTGGTGGAGGCAATGCGTGCCCGGGGTTGGTACCAGTACAAGGGCCGGACGATCTGCCCTCACTGCTTGCCGTTGTTCTTGAGGTCGAGGACTACCATCTGACACGGACTAGATGTAGGCTGGGTGCACACCCTCCACAGAACAGGAACAGACCATGACCGCTCCGATCGTCACCAACCTCTACCGCGAACCCATCGACCCCGACATGCTGGCGTTCATGTCCGCTTCTGGCGTTCCGGACCGCCCGTACATCCGTGGCGTGAAGCCCCTCTGGCCCCGCGAAGCCGCACGCGCACGAGAGTCGGCGGCACTCAACGCCCTCCGCGACGCGCTGCGGGAGGCCGGCGCGTGAGCGACAGGTACAAGCCCCGCTTCGGGTTCCCCATCGCTGACTGGTACCGCTGGTTCGCTTGGCGCCCCGTCAACACCCTCGACCGCGGATGGGTTTGGCTGCGCACAGTCAACCGTCGCCGCTGCCAGGTAAACCCATGGGTCGAGGTCGGGACAGACTTTTGGTTCCAACACGCCATCGACATCAGCGAAGACAGAAGGCCCCGATCATGACTTCGACGCCGCTGTTTCATGAGACCGCCCGGCAACACGAGTGAGGCCCCTACATCGTGTGTGGCTGCGCTGCGACACCACCGGCAAACGCGGCTACCAAGACAAACGGGCCGCCAAATCAGCACGCAACGCCACAGACAAAGGCATGCGCGTCTACCCCTGCGAACACTGCGACCGGTTCCACATCGGACACGTCATCCCGGGGAAGCCGAGGGAAGCGATGCGCCGGCACGGGCGAGACAACGGAGACACCACATGAGCGATCAGAAGATCGTGCGCTTGAACGTCAACCTGAGCGAGGAGACCGCGGCCGCGCTGAAGCAGATGGCCGAACGTGAACGACGCAGCATCACCGAGACCATCCGACGCTGCATCGCCGTCACCGACTACCTCGACTCGGAGAGGGCTGCCGGACGGATTATCCTCACCTCGAAGGACAACGGCCGCGACCAGCGAGAGCTGCGGTTCCTATGATCCACGGGAAGGCGTCCACTTACCGGTACCACAAGTGCCGGTGCGACCTGTGCCGTGCAGCGAACGCAGTCAAGGCCAAGGCTGACCGTGCCGACCGCCTGAGCCGCCCTGTCCCACCGCAGGTGCATGGGACCATGAACGGGTACGGGAACTACAACTGCAGATGCGGTGAGTGCCGGCAGGCGAACAGTGCGTACTACCGAGACGTGAGGAAAGGCAAGCCATGAGCCGCTGGGTGAAGCCAAGCGCAGAGTGCGCAGACAGCCGGCACGGTGAGTGCATCGACCACATCGAGGTAGCACCAGGCGTGTGGGCGCACTGCCCGTGCAGGTGCCACGAGATGATCGCCTCATGACCGGCAACATCCCCAAGTGCTCAGCCTGCAATGGCACCGGCGAAGATCCGACCACGCCCGAGTACATGGACCCCGAAGCATGCGAGCAGTGCCACGGGTCCGGGTACCGTTGCCCATGCTGCCATCCTGAAGCATGAATCCTGACGCTCTCGCGCGGGCGATGTCGGGCCTGCTGTCCCCGAAGCAGCTCGTGTCCGTCGTCCGCTCCCGCGAACGCACCCTTGCGTTGTGGGTTGGTGCGGTGTCGGCGGGGAAAACCATCGCGTCCCTGTTCGCGTTCCTCCTCGCCGTCGTCGTCGCCCCGAGAAACGGTGACATTGTGGTCATCGGGAAGACGTTGCAAACCATCGAGCGGAACGTGATCGGGCAGCTTCAGAACCGGAAACTGTTCGGCCCAGTCGCAGATCAGGTCATCCACACGCGCGGGTCGAACGTCGCCATCATCATGGGCCGCGTCGTCGAACTGGTAGGTGCGAACAACGTGACCGCGGAAGAGAAGATCCGTGGTGGCACGTTCGCCCTCGTGTACGTGGACGAAGCCACCCTGCTGCCTCGCATTTTCTGGGAGATGCTGACCACCCGCCTCCGCGTGGGCGGCGCGAGGCTGATCGCGACCACGAACCCGGCGTCGAAGAACCACTGGTTGCGGACCGAGTACCTGTTGCGGCCGAACGAGACGGACCTGATCGCGTTCCACCTGACCATGTACGACAACCCCCTCTACTTCGAGGGCGGTGATCCCGGCCCGTCGTACATCCAACGCATGGAAGCCACGTACACGGGGGTGTTCTACGACCGGTTCATCCTCGGCCTGTGGACCACCGCCGAAGGTGCCGTGTACCCGGACTGGCGACCCGACCTCGGTGCCGGCCACGTCGTCCGGTGGGAGGACATGCCACCCATCCGCCGTGTCCTCGGGGTCAGCCTCGACTACGGGACGACGAACCCGACCGTGGCCCTCATGCTCGGGTTGACGGACGAGCGGGTGGCGGGCAGCTACGACCCCGCCCCCAGGCTCATCCTCATGGACGAGTGGGTCGACGACCCGAAGGTCACGAAACGGAACCGTGCCCCATCCGAACACGCCCAACTCCTCCGCGCGTGGCTCGGCAAGCAGCACACGCCCGCGAACGTGGGCGTCCTCGACCAGTCGTCGAAACCGTTCTACATCGTCGACCCCGCCGCCAAGGCGTTCCGGGAGGAACTGGCACGCCCCGTCCAAGCCATCGACGGGCGACAAGTCAAGCCGATCAACACGACCGCGGCCGACAACAGCGTCCTCGAAGGCATCGGTGATGTCGCATCCCTCATCAGCCGGGAACACCCCAACGGGGGGTACCTCCTCCAATCCACGGACCGGTGCGAAAGGTGGAACAGCGAAGTCACCGAGTACGTGTGGGACGAAGACGAATCCGCCAAGGGTGTCGACGCCGTCGTGAAGACCAACGACCACGCCATGGACGCCGGCCGGTACGGGGTACGCACCACGAAAGCCCTGTGGCTGCCGTCGTTCCGGAGTGCCTACCAGTTCACCGCGGCTGCGTAGTACCCTCGACCCAGCCGGTGCTATGCCGGGACAGGAAGGTGGCGTTATGCCGCACGTGAAAATCAACTACCCCCGCCCGTTCGTCCCCACCGCAACGCTGGACGGATCCGACCCGAAGTCCTTCGCTCGGGGCAAGGACCAGCTGGTGGTCTCGTGGAACGAGATCGGGTGGGTGCAAGTCAGCGTCTACCCCGAAGGGTGGGACAACACCGGCGATGCCGAGCATGTTCAGGTCAACCCGCAAGAGCTGGACCTGCTCATCAGGACCCTGCAGAAGGCGCGCCGTAAGGCGTACGGCAAGGGCAATCGCTGGTACGGGTACGAGGATGCCGATCGCCTCATCCTCGATGCTCGTCCTCTGTTCGAGGGTCAGCCCGACCTGTAGCATCTAGTCAAGCCACCCTTTGCGGAGGGAACGGTAGTGAGGGCCAGGAGTTCCCGGGGGATACCGGGGCCTGGCCCTCACGCATGATGTGGGGTACGCTGGTGCCCTTGCTCCCCACCGTGCTCCGGCATTGGTGGGGCTTTTCTCGTCTCGGGGGTGTTGTGCTGTCCGGGCATATGTGTATGATGTTGGACATGACCTCCACACATGAACCACAGCCCATCAAGCCCGCCGACATGAAGGTCGGCATGACTATCGTCCGCAGCCATGGCAAGAGCGCCTGGGACGGAACCCACATCTTCCTCACTGCTGTTGAGCACGGCAGGGACCCACTCGGGCGCACGCGAGTTTCGGGCGCCACGATGACGGGCGATGTATTCACCGCTCGCCTTCGAGACGACGACGACACCTGGGTAGAGATTTTCCGCCCCCTCGACCAGGCCCCGGCCGTCGACCCCGCGATCGACGCGCTCAACTTCCTGCGCTCGATGATCCCCGCGCCCGTCGACCTCGACGAGCAGGACCACCGCGCCGACGTCGCGGTCGATCTCATCCGCGAGGCCCTGGCCGACCGCATCACCCCCGCCGCTGCCGAGAAGCTGCGCGACTGGCTCGGCACCGCGACCATTCTCACGCCCCTCGACCCCGACGAGCGCGAGCTGCTGGCCTTCCTCGCTCGCATTGATCCGACGAGCACCCTCAACCGCATCGCCGACCGCGACGAGGAGGCCGGACGATGACCGCGCTCCCGATCAACCCGACCGACGAGCAGCTCTACAAGGCAGCCAAGGGCGACGGGGACACCTACGCCGGAGCATCGGAGCGCCTCTTCCAGGCGGGCGTCGAGGCGGAGCGCGCCCGAGCCGCCGCCGAGGTTCGCGACCTGCACCACATCAGCGACATCGAGCTGTTCGACGGTGACGGCGAGCCGATCGCCGCTGCGGTTTGCGACCACTGCGTCGTCCTCATGGGCGACCACGACGACGTGCCCGTGCCGGACGCGGTGATGTGGCCGTGCGCCACGATTCGCGCGCTGGAGGCGGCATCGTGACCGCCTGCGACGACGCCCTCGTCGCGGTCGAGGTGATCCGGTCGCAGGTTGTCGACCAGGGAGCGAGCCTCGCGGCATCGCTCGACTCGCACTTCGCCCTCGTCCGTGCCGCGCTCGCGCCCGACCTCCCCGCCGACCTCGCGGAGATCCAGGCCCGCGCCGACGCCGCGACCCCCGGGCCGTGGTACCAGGGTCGCGACAAGATCAGCGGCGAGAGCGATGGTGAGGCGTGGACCCGCGAGGACTGCACGGACCCGGAGTCGTGCGATCTCTTCCCGACCGCCGCGCGAGAAGAGGATGCCCACTTCATCGCGCACGCCCGGACCGACGTGCCCGCGCTCGTCGCCGAGGTCGCCGCGCTGAGGGCCGAGATTCAGCGCCTGCGCACGGCACCCGCCGACACGGCGTGCCCCGGGTGCGGAGGCTCGGGCTACCAATCGAGCTTCGACGGTAACAGCGGCGGCACCTGCGGCCACTGCGGGGGATCCGGCATCGACCTCGATCGCGCGCTCGTCGAGCTGGCCGCGCTGAGGGCCGCACCCCGGCTCACGGCCGAGGAGGCGAGCGACATTATGACGGTCATCCGATATCGGGCGACCGAGAAACCTGAGTCTTCTCTTCTGGTATCGCTCCTCGCCATCGTAGAGCAGGCGACGACGTGAGGACCTGGTTCTGCCCCGAGTGCGGGTTCCTTCGCAGCTACATCCACGTGTGCCCACCCCCGAGACAGAAGCCGGCGACGTAGACTCGCCACACTTCTCCAAGAGGATCATGGACGCCTCGCCCGTTATGCTACGGGCGGGGCGTTCACTCGTTCCCCAACCACGAGGAAGGGACTGGCGCATGCCGCTACCCGGTACGGACCAGCCCTGGCCGCTCCCCCCGTTCGGCCCGTACTACGACCAGGTCAGCATCTCGGCGGCGTGGTACAACAACGACCAGGCGGCCCTCGGGAAGCTGTACACCCGCGGCGGCGGGGACACGTCAGGGGCGGTGTTCCATGATGGGCAGTACGTGCGCGGTGGCCTCGCCGGCATCGGGCGCGGCATCCGGTCCTGGTTCGTGGGGCAGCCCGTCACCGCGAACCCACCCACACGACTCGGCACACCCCTGGCCGGGAACCTGGCTGTCCTGTCCTCCGATCTGCTCACGGCGGAACCGCCGAAGTCCAGCCTCGTCGTCGAGGAAGGCGCCGAAACCAGCGCAGCCCCTGTGCAGGCAGTCATCGACGGTCTCATGAACAGCGACGAAGCCCACATCGCGATGTCCACCGCCACCGAATGGGCCGCCGGTCTTGGCGCGGCTGCGTTCACGTGGAACTGGGACCGCGACAACGCGGACACCCCGTGGATGCAAGCCCATGGTGCGGACTCGTTCTTCCCCGAGTTCCGGGCCGGCCGTGTGTACGCGATCACCGTGTTCGACCGGTACCCCGGGAAGGGTGACATCGTGTACCGGCATTTGATGCGCCACGAACCCGGCGGCATCATCCACGGCCTCTACGAGGGGCGGCACGACAAGCTGGGGAAGCTGGTCCCGTTCGGGTCGAAGGGATCCCCGGACCAGCTCGGGTACCTGAAGGACACCGGATCCGGGAAGCTGCTGGACCTGGATGGGCAGGTGAAGATCCTCACCGGCATCGACCTGACCACCGCCGCCATGTTCCCCAACCGGCGCACCCGTCGCTTCCGCACCGAGGGTGCGTTGTCGCAGATGGGCCGCTCCGACTATGAGGGCATCGAAGAGTTCCTGGACGCCCACAGTGAGGCGTGGTCGTCGTACATGCGTGATCTCCGCATCGGCCGTGCGAGGGCGATGATCAGCGCGTCCCTCCTCGAAGGGTCCACGCCTGGTGGTGGTGCGTCGTTCGACGAGTTCGCGGAGTACGTCACCCCCATTCCGGGCCTCACCGACATGAACGCGCCCCTGAAGGACAACATCGTCACCACGCAGCCGGAGATCCGGTGGGAGGCACACGCCGCGCTGCTGCGGGAGCAGGTGGGGGAGATCCTGCAGCACGCCGGGTACTCGCAGTCGTCGTACGGTGACACGTCGGAACCGACCGGGGACGCGACCGCAACCGCGACGGTGGATCGGGCGAGGAAGTCGGAGCGCACCCGCGATCAGAAGGCCCGGCATCTGCGGCTCGCCCTGAACCACATGACTCGTGCCGGCCTGGATCTCCACGCGACCCTGTATGGGGCACCGACCGGCTACCGGAAGGGTCTCGCGGCGACGGACATGCAGGTCGTGTTCCCCGAGGTGTCCCAGATCGACCCCGAGAAGCAGGCCCGCACCCTGCAGTACCTGCGTGCAGCTGAGGTCCTGTCGATCGAGACGGCGGTGCGTGAGCGGAACCCCGACTGGAACAAGACCCAGATCGATGAGGAGGTGAAGCGCATCCACGCGGACGCGGAAGCGAAGACTCTCCCCGACCCGTTCGCGATCGGTGGTAGCGTGCCGGATCCGAACCAGGAAGCGGACCTGAACGACGCGGGCGCACTCGACGAGGCCAACAACGGCGACCAGCGAGGCGGCGCCTGACATGAGCACCCGCACGAAGGCTGAACAGGAGCAGGTCCGTGCTGACTGGATCCGCCGCCACGCGTGCGCGGATGCTGGCCCGTACGGTGCCGTGTGCACCCTCCCGAACCGGCACGATGACGACTGCTACGACGGGGTCCTGCGGATCGAGTTCCCGTGGTGGGGTCTCGATACGACCACGGTTCCGGCGGAGTGGCACCCGTACGACTGCGCATGCGGGCTGTGTGTAGACGCGGCCCGGTCGGATGTGTAGGATTGTGGACATGCCCTCCACCCAGAACGCCCCGATCAAGTTCTCCATGTACGTCTGCGAAGACTGCGACTTCCAGACCGATGCGATCGAAGTAGCTAATGACCACCGCGACTACAACCACTACGTCTTCCTGTTGGAGGAGTAGCCCTTGGCAGCGTTCACCGCGTCCCCTGCACCTGGTGCCGTATCTCCGGCCGAGCTGATCGAACAGCTCGGTGCGGAGATCGGCCAGTTGTACGCCGAAGCCGAACTGGCCGTGTTGAAGTTGACCGCGGACGCTGTCCGGAAGGGCCTCGACACAACCGACCTGGCGGAGCGGGCCGCGATCCTGAAGCAGCTGCAAGACGCCGCGAAGAAGGTCGCACAGGGCCTCGTCCCCACGCGCCTCGCACGGCAGGTCCTCGCGGAAGCAGCGCAGGCCGGCGATCAGGCAGCCATCGAACGCCTCGGCCTCGCCCCCAAGATCCCCGTATCCAGCACCCGCTTGTCGGTGACGGCCGCGAACGCGATCGCTGAACTGGGTGTGCAGCTCGTCGGTGGCCTGTCCGCTCTGACCCCTGCAATCCTGCGATCCTCGGCGGATGTGTACCAGCGGACCATCGCCACCGTCACCGCACAGTCTGTTGCGGGCGGCATGACCCGGTATGAGGCGCAGAGGCAGGCGACCGTGTTCCTGGCCCGTGAAGGTGGGCCGACCGTGACCTACGCCAACGGTGCGCGCATGCCCGTTGGCTCCTACGCCGAGATGGCTACCCGCACCGCATCCAACCGCGCATGGCAGGAGGGCCACGTGGGGCGCATGTCCTCGTCCGGCGTGAACCTCGTGAACATTGTGATTGGTGTTGGATCATGCAAGCAGTGCGCGCAGTGGGCAGGGAAGATCCTGTCCACCGACGGACGAACCGGCACCATCCAGGCCCAGCACGCGACAGACGATGGCACGGTCACGGTCCACATCGACGCCACGTTGGACCAGGCCCTAGCAGCTGGGTTCAACCATCCT